CTGTACAGGTGAAAGGAGCGGTGACTGTACACTTGTGTATCGGTTGCTGTACATTTATACTATAGTGATACTGTACAGTTGTGTGTGGTTGGTGACTGTACATTTGTTTGCTATTTATGTGTACAGGTTCTACGTTTAATTTACTAATAGCTTTTGTTGTTCCTGATTTGTTATTAGTGTGATTTACAGTAAACCCTAATCGTCACAATCAAGCTGCTTTAAATGTAAGGTGGTAAAAGGTCCATACAGCCTAAAATGATTAAATAGAGTTAACGCTAGCTAGTGTGGTGTACTCTTTTCTTAGTACAGTTAATGTGAAGATGTCTCTTTTACGTATAAAGCCGTTGTTATTAAATGACTTTTTATTGAAGAGAAAAGGATTAGATGATGCTTTTGCTATAAAAACAATCTTTGTACTTTTAAACAATTGTACTTTTGAACATTTGCTGTTATCTTGTTTTTGATATCAATTTTAACTATGAGGATTAATATGGGTGCTAAAGTTTGGGCATGGCTCTCTGAGAAGGGCGGTGTAGGCAAAACAACTAATGTTATTAATGTTGGCTGCCAATTAAAAAAAGAGGGTCACAATGTACTAATAGTAGATGCTGACCCGCATAAATCAGCAAGTTCTTGGTCGGCGCTTGCTGACGAAAATGCTCCAGCTGTAGTGATAGTTGAGGAAAATTTGAAGAATGACGTGGCAAAGTTACGCCAGGCATTTGATTATATTCTTATCGACTGTGAAGGCCGATTAGGTGATAGAACAATTGATTCAATGAAAATTGCTGATTTAGTTGTTATCCCTTACGCACCTAGTCCTTTAGACGTTTGGGGCAATGACAGTTTGGTTGAACTTATTCAAGCTCGTCAAGAAGTAACTGATGGATTACCAAAAGCGGCAATGGTGGTAAATGTAGCTGATAAAAGAACAAAGCTGTCTCGCTCAATAAAAGATACTTTAGCCGAATATAACCTACCCGTACTTGAATCTGGTACTTCTCGCTTAACTGATTACATTGAAACACTTATTGAAGGGCAAAGTGTTGTTGAGCTAGGAACTGATAATAAAGCAGCATTTGAAATTAGAAAGCTGACTAAAGAACTACGAGGGTTTGCAAATGAATAAGATCAAAGCAGGTAAGCCAGGTGGAACTAATACCAACATGGACGAATTACTTAAGCAGTTAGGTGAGAATGAGTTACTAACTGAAAAAGGCAAACGTCTACCTGTTGATCTGCACCCTAAAATTCACAGAAAAATAGGCGAGTTACAGCTTTTAATTAAAAGCAAGGAAGGTAAAAAAGTAAGTAATAGAATGCTGATTACTGAAGCATTAATTGATTTATTCGAAAAATATAGACTGGCATCTGAAGGCAATGATGTAAAAACAGAATACGTTTTTGAGTTTGATGAAAAGTTTGATAGCAAGCTTTAAGTAAACCAACGAGGCCAGCGGCAACTGGCCTCTAAACACAACCAACCCTAACGAGGTAATATTATGTCTGCACATGACTATAACACAATTCGACGCATGAAATTTAGAGAAATTCTCAGTAACCCGTCAAATAGGCAACTACTGAAACAATACGCTTTAGAATTTTGCTCAGGCCCTTATCAAAAATCATTATTAAAACTAGCATCTAATAAGTAGAGGTTGTTATGGGTGAAAAAACTTTAAAAATGAAATTAGATGCTTTGAGCATCGACACCAAAGTACTAAAAAGCACTCGCTGCCACCTATGTAAAGCGGATGATCCAAACTGTATTTTTTCAGTTGCTGATGGGTTTTATCACATTGTTTGCAAAAAGTGCGGTAATGAAGCTGAAGGTCGAAATTTTAAAAATGCCCTTTATAACTACAGTTGGAAAAGTGCATTAAAATCTGAGCCTTCAGAAGAGTCCTTAATTGATAAACTGTAATTAACAAAAGTTTGTTATGATGAGACCTCTTATAATTTTTTAGTTCTATTTTTGTATTACCGTCTCCCTCGAACATGAGGAATACATGCCATGTGCATGATGCTTATCAGGTTGTCTGGTAAGTATTTTTACAAGAAGTAGGTATTATGAATAACTTATTTAATGAACTATTAGAAGTTGAAGCAACTCTTGACTACTTAGAAAAGGCCACATTACATGATAATGAACTCGAATTAAAAAAAGTTCACTATCTATTTAGTGGTTTACGAAAAAAAGTATCTCATTTGGTAGCAGATGTTTCTGAAGAACTATAAGTGAAATAAACGTTCCCCGAGAATGGGGCATAAAAAAAGCCCCGGGCGTTNTAGCCCGGGGTTTTCTCATTCTGGTGCATTATTATCATAATCAGCATAAACACGTTCATCATAGTTCACGCCTTTAACGCTCACTTTATCTGTACCACTGGGGCTAATGTCGGTAATTAATGCGGGTAAACTCCAACGCTCAGCAACGCCAAACATAAACAAAGGTGATTCCTGTATACCATCTAAGACTGGCGTAAAGTCTAATGGCCTATCCAGTATCACTTGGTAAGCATCACTACCTACAGCAGCAGTGTATAAACCTGAAAGCGTTCCATCTGGTTTACGAATTGCTAAGTAGTGCGTGCCTGTTTGCCATTCGAGCGGTTGATCAAGATAAAGAACATTACCTTCAGCTGCTTCAACTTTACCCGTTTGAGAATAACCTGGTATGTCATCAGCCAATGCACAATACGATAAATAACGACTGTTTAAAGCGTCCATTTCAGTTTTAAAGCTATATTGAATTCGTCTGTACCGGCGCATTCTGCGCTTATACATACCCAAACGCCATGCTTTATCTTTATCTGTAATGCCAAATGCCCTAACCTTTTCAGGTTTAACACCTAAGTCACCAGGCAACAAACAAAGCATAGTTTCAGACTTCCATGTTTGTGCGCTGAAATACTCAATCTCAACACCATCAGGCTCGTCTTCATCTATCAATTTAATACTATGAGTTAATCCACCTTTTAACATGTTTTGAGGTTGATACATGTGCTCAAAAACTTCACGCGGCTCATCCCTTACAGGGATAATTTGACCATAGTCTAATGTTGGCTCTGCATAACCTACAGCAAGCACGCGCTTGAGTACTTCGAATAACGTACTACCCGAATCGAATAAGGCATTGAATAAATCACCTCGGCTTTGCCAGGTATTATTTAATGCGGTCATCGTGTCAAAATCTAAGTGTTCATCACCATGGCCAACATCTTTTATTACATAAGAAAAAAATGGGATGATGTCTTGAGTAGGTTGCATTGCTCCCCATTGGCCAAGTTCATCATCCCAAACAGGGAGCTTACGCGTTGCTATAACATTGAATTTATTCTCTGCGCTTTTGGATAATGAATTAGAGCCTTTTATTTTCAATGCGATGGTAGTCATGCCTTCATAACTACTCGCACTTTCTAATTCAGATTTTAATTTTGACCACTTAACTAAATCATAAGTACGAGTATCATCTTTTGCTGAAGTTACTCGTTTTACTCTCACTTCTGGCCGCATCTTAGCAGGCAACAAAACCTCTAATGTTTCGGCTAATTGATCATTCGTTCCATTAGTAAATGAATGACTAACTGTGTTCCAGGTAATGGTGTTTTCATCACGGTATTGAATTTCAACAGCAACGGTAATTTCAATAAACTCACCATTGTCATCTAATTCGCCTAAGCCTTGAGGCAACTCAAAATCAATATATATTTTGTCAGTGGTTTCTTTTTCAGGACATGCAAAGTAAGGCCCGTAGTGACTACCTGAGCCATTTTGTGATTCCACGTCTGCGACTACTTGTATTTGCTCAGTAAAAGTTTCCCAAGTGTTATCACTATTACCATCAATATCAACTTTTTGCATAGTGGCAATACGGCCATCTACCGACACCACCTTAAATGCACCATCATTAGGCTCGCCTACTGAGTCAATTAAAACAATCTCACCTGCTTGATAAGGGAAGTTTATTATTTGGGGAAAACTACTGTTGTGCTCCGCTCTATAAATTAATCGATAACAAGTTAATGTAGTACCTTGAAAGCTCCACTTTAGTAAGCCGTTTTCTATAGATGTACTCAATGAACCTTCTAACTCAATATTTGATACCTCTGAAGATGTATAAATATTTCGATGAGCGTCATGTGTTGTTACATCTTCTCCAGGTTCGAATATAGTAAGAACATAATCACCGGTATAACGATTAATTGGTGTATCACCAATATAAATTTCATTATCCTTTATTTCACAATAACCATTGGTTACGCCATAAAATAAGTAAACCCATTCTTCATTATCAATAAATTCATAACGCGGCTTATTAAGCCAGTCAGGATAAATTTTATGACGGCCTGATAATTCTGGACGAATACCCATCAGTTTAGCTTGGTTACCTTGGGTGTTCACTCGATAGATACTTGAACCATCTGGCGTTGTTTGGTTGTAATTATCAGGGATTTGGTTCATCGCATAGATAGAAGAACCTATGGCAATAACTGAAATAATAACTGCAGCAATAGTCCAAGGATCTTTAGCTTCAACGGTTGCCTCTAAAACATCACCAAATTGAATAACATAGCTGCCCCATTCTTCAGCTAATAACGGTTTACCATTAGCAGTTAATGAAAACAGCAAGCCTTTATCAGCATCATAATTAGGTACATGTTCGGCAAGGTAATCAAGGAATGTTATATTTGAATCTATGGTGTTTTCTTCGAAAAGTTCACGATCCAATTTATTAGGAAATACTTTGAGAATTGCTGACATACGAATAAAACTCTATTCGAGAATACTGGCGTTTAAAGTCTCTTAACTTAGTTAGAGCCACTGCGTTTTTACGTGAAGTTTCCAGCACATAAAGCTGGCTATTAACCTCAACACAAACACCAATATGAAGTAATAATTGACCTCGAAAACCTGCAGCTACAGCTGAAGCTTTTGAGGATGACGGAATAAAGCTTTTCACCTCGGCGGTAAAGGCTTCAGTTAACGAACGTTTATCGTCGGGATTAACATGGCCGTAAGACTCAAACAGCGGTAAATTAAACTGATAATGCAGCACATGCCGTACTAATCCCCAGCAATCCATACCGTTAAAATCACGGCCACCATCAAGATAATTAACCGGCAAATAACCTGCTATCCAATGTTGGTTATCCATGCTTTAGCCCGGGCGCAAAATCAGGGGTGTAACGCTTTCTTGGCCAAGCTCTATTTACAAAGTCACTGAAGCTGGCCACTACTTGCACAGAATTACCCGAAACCTTAGCCGATGTTGCAACCATGTGATATGGCGCTTCACCTGGCATACTTAGGTCATCCGAATAAACACGGTAAATAATATTAATTTTACCGCCCTGTTCACTGGCAGCTTTAATCGCTTGTAAGGCTTCACCTGTTACATTATCAAGTTGAAATTGCAAATCCTGCTGACCTTTCATCGACCGTTTAGGCAATGAAATGCCAAAACCTGAAGCTCGAAAAGTTACCTGTTCGTCATCTTCAAGCGTTGCTAAAATATCATCAAAGCCTTGGCAGAAAAGAATTCGCCCAGGCGGATGATTTTCAACAGTAAAAGCAGGGTTTGCCAATTCAAGCGTGTGGTGAATTACGCCTCCAGCAGAGGCGTAAAGTTGTTTTAATGTTTGGCTCATAATTAGACCTTTCAGATATAGCTATAAATAAACGTCATCAACAGCAATCTGCGATTCAATAAGGAATTTATTGGCTATCTGTCTGAAGCCTTCATCAGAAGGATGTGATGCTACACCACCGCTTGATATTACGTAATAAGTGCCAGTATACGTCAGTGTTGTACCTGCTATTGAATAGCTATCAACATCCATAGTGACGCTAACACCTGATACATCAAAAGTAATATTGTTGGCAGTATTTTCAACAAGTGAGGTGACACCCTCAACCGTCCTAGTCTCTGTTCCTCTGTCTATTAAATCGCCAATAGCTGCCATTGTTGAAGCTGTACGCAAAGCGCCTATATTGACGAAATGACAGCCTGTTTCAGTACAGGCGTTAATGATTGCATCATATTTCGCAGCAGAGCCGTACCACATGCCCAACCAAAATACTCTAGCATTAGGACATTTGGCTCGAATAGCTTGTAATATTGATAAACACATAAACGGCCAATTATCGAGAGCGCCAGAGCTTGTATTATCACCGAGTTGGATAACAATTAAACTTTCATCTCCAACAAGGTGATCTGTTATATACAGTTGAATATTTACTTCTACGTGAATCGCTGAAGCTATATTTTCTACTGGAGATGCGGCAAACGCATTTGCTATATATTGATTGTTTAAAGTAGCTATATGATTATTTATCAATTGGTAATAACCACTGTCTATTGATGAGGATGCCATACCAAAATCATCACCAAAGCCTGCAAGTAATGAATTTCCGAAGAAAGCGGCTTTCGTAGGTATCATTGGCAAGAGCTTTAATTCACCGCCTACAGTTGCACTTATCTCATATTTTTTACCGTCGGCAGCTGTTACGGTAGGTGTTTTGTTCACAGTTTGAGATAGCGCTAAAAGAGCCGTTTCTACTGACTCAAAAAGCTCTTTGGCATTATCGCCTTCAACAAATGTACCTGATAATTTATTGCTTCCCTCATAGATTCTAAAATTGGTTATAGTGGCTTTAATTGTTTCACTTTCTAACAAGCCACCTTGATTATTAATCCAAACTCGAAAGCTAGTAAGCCCTTCATATACAGTGTAATAAGCGGGATCAAATGTGATGCTTACAGAGCCATCTTCTACTATAGGTGCACCAATGTTTTCATAGAATCCACCGACAGACGTTTCTTCGGCAATTATTAATTGAACACCTTTATATGTATTAACATTATCAAAAACTACATCAAATTTAATGGTAACTAGGTTTTGCCCCGAAGGTGTAAACTGGTTTGTATAAATCCAACTATTTCCTGCACCGGATTTGCTGTAAACAAATGAATCGTTATCAATATCAGCTTCGGTTAACTGCACCTGTTCGGGCAGTGAAGTAAGATTACTTAAATTAGTAATCTCACCGTTTGATATTGTTGACAATAGCCCTAGTGAACTGAATTTATCATCAATTGATTTGAATAAATCCTCTGTTGTGATGCCTTCAATGTTTTGAAACGCTGTCTCTTTTA